CATCAACATCCGCTTCTATTGAAAAGACAGTGAAAGAAGGAGGATGCGCTGCATTCTTCGCCGAACACAAGGATATCAATTTTGTGAATCAAGACAGAGTAGAAGAACTAGAAGTACGTCTGACCGAAAAGCTATTTACATCTTGTAGACTTGGAAGGATTATCCCCCCAAGCCGATGGAACACTCCCAACCACGGCATACCTCATGACTTCCACCTGCTCCCAGCTTCCAGACCATCTGGACCACCAAGACCATCTCACAAACTCAACATCACCCCTGACGACTACGACTACATTGCAAACTACACTAACCTAAACCCCCGCACCAAATCTTCTTTACTACTACAATCACGACCTGACGATGAAGAAATTACCCTTTCAAATCTAGCGAGCTTCAGAGCATCACAGATAGCAATTAACGCATTGTACACACAACCCCATAAGTACACCCATCTCCGACCGCTAGCGATCAAAGAAATAGGTGGAAAAATAAGAGTCGCGTCAATACATAACGCAATTGCTAACCATGTAGGACTTCTTATGAATAAAAGAATCTTACCATATATGAAGAAAATCACGATGACTCGCGACTCCCTCAAAGGCAAAATAATTCAAATCAAAAGAAACCCCGACCCTGAAGCTAGACTTTACTCAGCTGATTTCTCCAAAGCATCAGACCACATTCCACACCACGTGGCAATGAGTATCGTGGCTGCTTTAGCCAAGAAAGGTAAATGGGATGAGAAATTCAAATCTGCTGCATTCCACTTAGTCGGACCAATGACACTTCCAGGAGGAAAGAAAACAACACAAGGTATCCATATGGGACTAGGTCCAACATGGCCTGTGTTATCCTTACTCCACTCATACATTGCTGCACAAGTAGATCCAAATGAACATTATCAAATATGTGGCGACGATTTACTAGCACATTGGACTCTAAGACAAACCGAAAGATATGAATTCCTTGTTTCCCAGTTTAACCTGGTCCTTAACAAAAAGAAATCATACTACGGAATGTCTGGAGTCTTCTGTGAGAAATTCGCTACCTTAACCAATGAAGGAAACATATTCGCTAACCCGTTCACAAGGCTTTCCGAAGCATCATGTGCCAAACTAAGATTCCACAACAACAAAAACAAACTTTCCACCCTACAACACCTACTCTCAGTGAAGTCAAATTTACATTCAACTCCAATCAGAAGATTATGGAGATTTTCGTTCAATGCATTACCTAGTGTCCTAACTAAAGAAAACGGACCAGTAAACGTAGGTGGTAACGGAAACAACAAGATCAAAACTGATAAAGACTACCTCAAAGTAGCACTCCTTCTCCACAAAACAATCGACTTATCAATCACCCATGAATCTCCCCTATTGGAGAAACTCACAGATCACATCCTCGAACATTCAGAAATCCGTGACCCCAAAACAACTTTTAATCCCTACAAAGAGATAAAAAGAAATAAGGGAGCCGAAGACTTCGTCCCGCTCGATGATGCTTTATTAAAAG